AAGTTTTAGCCATACGGAGGAATTGGTACGAAGATGACGAACTACACACTAAACGACAGCATTTTGTTCACTACCAATACATCCCCGGTTTTGGCTTCTATGGTTACGGCCTTATCCACCTTATCGGCGGGTACGCGAAGAGCGCGACGATGCTCATCCGTCAACTCGTGGATGCAGGAACACTTTCGAACTTACCCGGGGGTCTCAAATCTCGTGGTCTCCGCATCAAAGGTGACGATACACCTATCCAGCCCGGAGAGTTCCGAGATGTAGACGTCCCAAGCGGCTCAATCCGGGACAACATTCTGCCTCTGCCGTACAAGGAACCAAGTCAGGTTCTCTTTGCTTTGTTCCAGAATATCGTCCAAGAGGGCCGTGCGTTTGCCTCAAGTGGCGATATGAACGTGTCCGATATGTCGAGCCAAGCTCCTGTGGGTACAACTCTGGCTCTGTTGGAGCGTACTCTCAAGGTGATGACAGCGGTCCAAGCCCGTCTGCACTACACCATGAAGCAGGAGTTTCGTCTGCTCAAGGTCATCATCGCCGACTATACGCCCGAGGAGTATGACTACGAGCCAGAAGACGCAGGTCGTAAGGCCAAGAAGTCGGACTACGACAGCACAGATGTAATTCCAGTCAGTGATCCCAACGCTGCGACGATGGCGCAGAAGATTGTGCAGTATCAAGCGGTCTTGCAGTTGGCTCAAAGTGCGCCGCAGTTGTACAACTTACCGCTGTTGCACCGCCAAATGATTGAAGTGCTGGGTATCAAGAATGCCAACAAACTTGTACCGGTGGAAGACGACCAAGTGCCGACTGACCCAGTGCAGGAGAATCAGAACCTGCTGATCATGAAGCCGGTTAAGGCGTTCATCGAACAAAACCACGAGGCGCATATTCAAGCGCACATGGCCGCTATTCAGAATCCGAAGATTCAGCAGATGATGCAGATGAACCCGCAAGCACAAGCGATCATGGCCGCAGCTATGGCTCACATCAACGAGCACATTGCGTTTGAGTACCGCAAGCAGGTGGAGATGGCCATTGGTATGCCGCTGCCCAATGAAGAGCAGAACAAGCAGGTTCCTCCAAACATGGCCGATCAGATTGCCATGATGACTGCCCAAGCGTCACAGCAGTTGACTCAGCAAGCTCAACAACAAGCTGCGCAACAACAAGCTCAGCAGCAGATGCAGGACCCAATTGTCCAGATGCAGATGCAAGAGCTTCAGCTCAAACAACAAGACTTGCAGCTCAAGCAGCAGAAGCAAGCGATGGAAGCTGCTGCCAAAGCAGACCAAATTCGTGTCGAAGAGGCCCGCATCGCGGCGCAAAAAGAAATCGCGGCCATGCAGGTGGGAGCCTCCACAGCCGCTGCAAAAGACAAGCTCTCCAAACAGATGGAGATGGAAGGAGTTCGTATGGGCATAGACGCTGCAAAACACCGCGCTCAAATGGCCATGCAAAACGCGCAACGGGCAGCGCAACGAAACCAGCCTAGCAACAAGAAGGAGAATAAGTGAACGAGTACAAACTACTTGGTCCAATTTTTAACGAAATCCGCAAGCTGAAACAAGAGCGAGAAGCTTTTGTAGCGGCTGGGCGCTGTGATCACATTGAAGAGTACCGAAGAGTCTGCGGAGTTATCCAAGGTTTGAACTACGCAGAGAACATCATTGAAGACCTTGTGCAAAAAATGGAGAAAGCTGATGACTGAATTTGACGTTGCTGCGGTTGATCTGACCGGCATTTTGAACAAAAGCGCCGAAGAAAAAGCCAAACAATTGCCTGATCCCAAGACTTTCCGTCTGTTGTGTGTTGTTCCAGAAGCTATGGAAGAGTACGCAGACAGCGAAGTTGGTCTACTCAAAGACTCAAAAACCATGCACTACGAGGAAGTACTGACCCCAGTACTGTTCGTTATAAAGCTTGGCCCCGATGCTTACAAAGACACTACCCGGTTCCCAAGTGGACCGAGCTGTAAGGAAGGTGATTTCATCATCGTCCGCCCCAATTCAGGCACTCGCCTGAAGATTCATGGCCGTGAGTTCCGCATCATCAACGATGACAGCGTGGAAGCGGTTGTGGAGGACCCCCGTGGTATCACGCGTGCTGCATAAGGAGTAACACATGGCAACAAAATTTGATGAGACTTATGAGTTTCCCGACGAGCTAGAAGCCAAGAAAGCTGCTGCTGAAGAGGACAAACTTGAGATCGAGATTGAGGACGACACCCCCGCCGAAGATCGTGGTCGCAAGCCTATGAAAGAACCTGTCGAGGATGTATCCGACGATGAGTTGGCTACCTACGACGAGAAAGTTCAGAAGCGGATCAAGAAGTTCACCCGTGGTTATCACGATGAGCGACGCGCCAAAGAACAAGCACTGCGCGAGCGCGAGGCCACTGAAGCCTATGCACGCCAGATCATTGAAGAGAACAAACGGCTTCAACAACAGCTTTCTAATGGAAGTAAAGTACTAATTGAACAGTCTCAGTCGGGCGCACAGCTCCAACTGGAAGCCGCCAAGAAAAAGTACAAAGAAGCATACGAACTGGCAGACGTGGACGCCCTAGCAGAAGCCCAAGCAGAAATTGCCCAAGCTACTTTGCGTATGGACAAAGCATCTGGTATGAAACCCCTTGAGGTTGAAGAACGTGAGTATCAGCCCGCTGAACCAGAACGCCAGAAAGTTAGCCCCCGTACCCAACGTTGGGTGGAAAACAACAGCGACTGGTGGGGTCGGGATGACGAAATGACAATGGCCGCAATGGGTATTGACAGGAAGTTACAGAAAGAGTATGGTCCGGACTATGTAGGTACTGAAGAGTACTTCAAAACCATCGACAAAACGATGCGCAAACGATTTCCTGAGCACTTTGAAAGTGATCAGAGCTACGAGGATGATGATCCGCCTCCTAAGAAAAGGACATCAGAACCGGTTGACGAGGATGATGAAACCCCGCGCCGTGCAACAAGAATTACTTCGCCTGTAGCCCCGGCTACGCGGAGTACTCCGCCAAATCGTATTCGACTGAAAGCATCAGAAGCCGCGCAAGCGCGTCGCCTTGGGGTGCCAATTGAAGAATATGCAAGACAGGCTGCTTTACTTAGAAAAGGTGTTTAATCATGACTGAAGCAAAACAAAACCGTTCGGATCGCGGCTTGGAATCACGGGCAACTACTTATAGACCTTCGTCTTGGCAGGCCCCCGAAGCTCTTCCAATGCCAGATGAGCGTCCCGGCTGGAAGCATCGGTATGTTCGATTGAGCACTATGGGTGTTGCTGATCCTAGCAATATCTCTTCTAAGTTACGAGAAGGATACGAACCCTGCAAAGCAGAAGACTATCCTGAACTCATGATGCACGCTGCCGTTGACGGCCGCTTTAGAGGCGGTATCGAAATCGGCGGGCTGTTGCTCTGTCGTATTCCAAAAGAGTTTATGGAACAACGTGCGCAACACTTTGCGAACTTGAACCAATCTCAAATGGACTCGGTGGACAACAATTTCCTTCGTGAACAAGACTCTAGGTCTAATATGGCGATGATCGTCGATAAGAAATCTAAGGTTTCGTTCGGTTCTGGTTCTTAATTTTTAGGAGTCTTTCAAATGGCTTATCCAACGGTAAATGCCCCTTACGGGCTGAAGCCGCTCAATCTGTACGGTGGTACACCCTTCGCGGGCGCTACTCGCCAGTACCGGATTGCTTCGGCGTACAACACAAGCATCTTCTACGGCGACCCCGTCGAGATGATTAACGATGGCACGATTATCAAATCCGCCATTACCACCGCTCGCGCAACTGTGACAACTTCACAGATCATGGGCGTTTTCTTGGGCTGTTCTTACGTTAACGCGCAAGGTCAGACTATTTTCGCTCAGTACTTCCCAGCAAACACTACTGCCCCAACAGGTACAGTTATTACCGCTTACGTGTGTAATGACCCTGACACCCTGTTCAAAGCTGTGATTGCCACTGGCGCTACTGCCGATGATGCTACTTCTGGCTTGTTGCCTTCCAGCACTACGCAATTTGCCGTTATTGGCACTAACGTAGCATTGGTGCAGAACACTGGTTTGACAACTACTGGCGATAGCCGTGTAGCTGTTGCATCATCTGCAACCACAGGAACACTGCCCTTGAACGTCGTTGACGTTGTGCCCGAGACATCTTATGTCAACGGTTCTGGCAACATCGTGTTCCCCGAGATCATCGTTCGTTGGAACTTTGAGATTCACACAACCACTATCGCTTCTGGCGTTTAATCAAGGAGCTAAATCATGGCTATTTCACGCGCACAACTGCTGAAAGAGTTGCTCCCCGGTTTGAACGCTTTGTTCGGTATGGAGTACGCTCGCTACGGCGAAGAACACAAAGAGATCTACGAAACTGAGAGCTCTGAGCGTTCCTTCGAAGAAGAAACCAAACTGTCCGGCTTCTCTGCCGCACCTGTCAAAAACGAAGGCTCTGCCATCGCTTACGACAATGCACAAGAAGCATGGTCAACCCGCTATACACACGAAACCATCGCCTTGGGTTTCTCAATCACTGAAGAAGCGATTGAAGATAACTTGTACGACAGCTTGTCTGCTCGTTACACCAAGTCATTGGCTCGTGCTATGGCATACACCAAACAGGTCAAGGCTGCTGCCGTCCTGAACAATGGCTTTAGCAATAGCTACCCCGGTGGCGACGGCGTGTCCTTGTTCAACGCAAGCCACCCCTTGATCTCTGGCGGAACCAACAGCAACACCCCCACCACCCAAGTTGATTTGAACGAGACTTCTTTGGAAGCCGCCGTTATTCAAATCGCCGCTTGGACTGATGAGCGTGGCTTGTTGATCGCCGCTAAGCCCAAGAAAATGATTGTGCCTCCAGCACTCATGTTCGTTGCCAAGCGTTTGCTTGACACTGAACTGCGTGTTTCCACTGCTGATAACGACATCAACGCTATCAAACAGATGGGCGCAATCCCCGAAGGTTACGCTGTCAATCACTTCTTGACAGACACCAACGCTTGGTTCCTGACCACAGACGTACCTAACGGTCTGAAGCACTTCGTCCGCACCCCGCTGTCTAACAGCATGGACGGCGACTTCGACACCGGCAACGTCCGTTACAAGGCCCGTGAGCGTTACAGCTTCGGCTGGTCTGACCCATTGGGTATGTGGGGTTCTTCAGGTTCGTCCTGATAAACCAAGAAAGGGGCCTTGTGCCCCTTTTTCTTTTGGTGTATATTGAACACATTCCGGGGTTATCCGGTGTTCTGACAGTCCCGGCTGACGACATGCAGACAGAACACCCTCACTTGCATGTAAGGAACAATCATGGCAAATACCACGTTCTCCGGCCCAGTCATATCACAAAATGGCTTTATCTCCGGAACAGCTTCCAGTCCTATCGTTGAGACTGCCGCTGGCAATATATCCGAGTCATACGCTACAACTTCTGCCGCTACTGGCGATACACGGTTGTCTTATGGCCGCTTGGAATTTACTTCTACCGGCTCTGGCGAAACCATTCGCGCACTGACGCGAGTCACAGGTGCTGGCGCAGCTACTGGCGGTACTGTCAACGGCGCTCACGTTAGCTTGAGCATCAACGGTTCTGGCACTATTTCTGGTGCGGGTAACGCTCTTCGCGCCACTCTGGGTGGTTCTTCTACCAACCCCGGCGGCACAATTGCAGCTATCCAAGCTGATTCTGACTTTGCTTCTGGCGGCACTTGGACAAATGCTTCGTTCATCCGCTTCACAAACAGCGGCACAGGCACTGTTGCAAACTTGTTCAACATCCCCGCAGCTTTGTTTGTAACAAGCACTGCCACCGTTGCCAAGACTTTGAGAGTTGTGGCATCAGACGGTACGCCCTATTTCATCATGTGTTCTAGCGCGGCTTAATATGCAGATCACCAAGGAATTCTTGGAGTCTGAGATTCGTAGCCTAGAGACTGAGGCAAATAAGGCAAACGCCTTTTTAATTCAGGCTCAGGCCACGATCCAAGCGTACAAGATGCTCATAAACAGGCTAGAAGCACCAGAACCGGAGCAACAAAATGACGATGCAATATGATGTTAAGTCGCAACATGCGGCTACTTCTGGCCTGATGGTTCCGTACCGAACTCGTTTGAAGGGGGCTGTAATATTTCCTTTCAGCGGTGCTACGGGTTATTCAGCTTTTGTTGAGAATACCTCGATAGCCGGTACATACACACGCGCCACAACCACCGCAACTGTGACCGCAACAGACCACGGTTTGTCTACAGGCCAATGGGTGTACTTGGACTGGGATTTGACGGATAACCCATACCAAGTGACCGTGACAAACTCCAACGTCTTCACGGTAACTGTAGCAAACAGCGGCGCAGCAAGCGGTAACGTGACTGTGTACAACAAGATGTTGCTTCAGGCTGACGCCTCAAACGCTACGGCGTTTACGATGGTGATTCCCGGGGAAGGTATTTTGGCGAATCAAGGCATTCGCGTGTTTTTGGCGGCGGATATTCATTGCACAATTTTCTATGGCTAAGTCACCAGCATGGCAACGCAAAGAAGGGAAGTCCGAGAAGGGCGGTTTGAACGCCAAAGGTCGGGCTTCCTACAACGCAGCAAATCCCGGGAAGCCGGGGTTGAAGCGTCCTCAACCCGAGGGCGGCAGCAGGCGAGACTCTTTTTGCGCCCGTATGAAGGGGATGAAAGCGAAACTTACGAGCGCCGAGACCGCACGCGATCCGGATTCGAGGATTAACAAGTCCTTGAGAGCTTGGAACTGCGCTGATGGTGGATACGTAACACAGGCTGACGGCTGCGCCACCCAAGGCAAAACGAGGGGTAGGTTTGTATGAACCAACAAGATCAAGAAACTGTTAAGCACATGATTGACGGTGCTTCTATCCTCACCGTCATAGGAACTCTTGTGGAATTCTTACCTGCCGTATCTGCGGTTCTCAGTATTATTTGGGTCGCTATTCGTATCTACGAAACTGACACTGTGCAGAAACTTGTTAACCGCAAGAAAGACGAAGATGCCAGCAACGAGTGAAAAACAAAAGAAATTCATGGATGCTGTGGCCCATAACCCAGCATTTGCAAAGAAAGTTAAAGTACCTAAAGCCGTAGGCAAGGACTTCAGCGAAGCAAGTAAGGGTATGAAATTCGGGAAGGACAGATCGGTTTCAACCCGGGCTGACCGTCAAGTGGTAAACAGGCCAAAAACCAATCAAGGTAAGGCTGAACTTTTTAAAAAGGGTGGCGAGATGAAAGAATCTAAAGCAATGGTCAAAAAAGAAGTGTCCTTCATGAA